TTCTTCGATTGTAACGATGTAAGGCAATTTTATTCCCGTTGGCTCTCCGTTAGGGCCAAGGTCTTCGAATCCTTCCAAGTCTAGATTAACGTGGCATTCTAGAATTGTATATAAAGGATCTACTCTTTGGGATTTTGTAACACCTTCTACTTCTCTCTCTTTTTCTTCAAGCTCGTTTGTGACGGTGCCTGTTGGTTTTGTCAATTCGATGTCAGAATAAAAACCAGATACCATCTGTTTTCTTAAATCATTTTCTGACATCTTGACAACGTGAATGACTGCTTCCGCATCGTCTAATGAGGTAGCCGTATACGGAACAACAAGATCATCCGCTGGAACAAACTTAGAAACAGCTCGTCCCAATAAATCGTCGTAATAAACTTTTTTAAATGTAGAACCTGCAAGTGGTAAATAAAATAACATTTGATCAAAATCAGCTTCATATTCTTTCATTTGATCCATCAATTGATAGTTCATAAAATTCTTAACTCTTTGTGCTTGCATTTCTTTTTGTGGATCTGCTTTACCCATGACCATAGTTCTAACTGGTCCATCTGCAGGTAATAATTCTTTGTAAGCTAAAGCTTGAAACTGTGTTACAGCTTCTGCAAGAACAGGGTGTGTTGCACCCGATGCACCTTGAAATGGTTCAGTTCTATTTGTGTATTTAAATCCTAATAAATCTAAACCAACAATGTATGCTCGTTCCCATTCTTTACGAGACATTTTATATTCCATGTAATCATTTTGTAATTGATTACCTATCATGTCTGTGTCTTCTTCTGGAAGTAATTCGTTTAAGTTTGCAAAGTGGTCTACCTCTGCTGGTAAAGGCATTGCATTAGGGTCAAAATCAATTGTTGCCCCTTCTTCGTCTTCTGTAATTTCTACTGGTCCTTTTGGTGTCTCTTCAATTTCCGTAACATCAATTTCCTCTGCAACTTCTTTTGGTTCCTTGACGTTTGGGAGAGACTTATCTATTTCTGCCATATGTGTTCTCCTTTGCTGGTTTAACCTTTTTTGAAACTTTAATCAACCCTTTTGAAGCCGGACCCTTTAATGGTGGTATTTGATCAAACTTAACATATTTCATGTTTTTAACTAATGTTGGATTTTTATTCATTATGCTCCTGTAATGTCAAATGCAAATGCTTCCTGTTCAGCTCTTTCAGCAGCTTGTTCTTCAGGTGATAATGCTTCAAATCTTTTTTGGTCTTCATACCCTAGTTTACCTAGTTGGTAAAGTCCTTCTAGTCCTAATGATGCAATACCGACAGGGGACAACCTACTTGCAACCTTCATTGCCATAGTAGGAGACATTCCAGCTAGTGCAGCTCTTTCTGCAATTTTTCTTAACATCGGATTTTTTACTTGATCAGTTACACTTACAGCACCTTTAACTAATGGTTTAGCTAATGCAGCTTCTAAACCTAAACCAACTCTGTCTGCAGTTTGTGTAGGATCAACACCTAAAATACTATTTAATAAAAGAATTCCACTTGGACCTAAACCAACGTTAATACCTTTGCCTATGTCACCAATAACTTTACCCATAAGTGATGGATCAAAGAATGGGTTTGAGTATAATCTTGCATCCCCAAGCGCAGCCGCTCTTTCAACTTTAGCTCTAACTTTTGGATCTTTAAAGTCTTCAACAATTTTAGGTATAGGATTTAAATTTTTTGGTATTTTAAAAGAATATTTTTTAGTTTTAAAATTTTCATCAAAAACATTTTGATATGTTTTGTCTAAATTTTTATAATTCGCTATTGTTTTATTGGGTGCGTCTAAACTAATTTTTGGTATTTCAATTTTTTTAGCACCGGGTCTTTTGTTTTTATTAATTTTATTTTCAAATAAAGTAGCTTCCTTATTGTACTGAGTTTTTGCTGCTTTAGCTTGTTTTGAGTTTGCACCAAACTTTTGAATAGCTTCATCTAAATTTCTTTCTAATGTTCCAGCTCTGCTATCCCAACCCGATCCTTCAAAACCTCCTTTTACACCTCTATTTATATCTTGTTTTATTATCTGACCAAAAATAGAATAAGGACTAGTGCCTCTTTTTAAACCTGTTGCTGTTGCTCTAGCTTCATCTATATCGAAAATATTTGTGTCATAAGGAGCTTTTCTTCCAATTTCTTTTTTAGGAACTTGAATACTTTCTCCAATAAAAGGAACACCTGTTGCAAGTTCTGCTGCCTTTGTTTTAGCACCAGGAAGTAATGAAGCTATCTTTCTTGCGTTATTTATATTTGTGGGTTTAATACCAGGAACATTTTTTCTATCTCCCGCAAAAGCTGAAGCTAAATTTTCTAATCTATCAATTGCAGTTGCTCTATCTACGTTTAAAATATTTGCTGCTTCTGTAATTGCATCTTTAGTAAGCACTCCTGTTTTAAAAATATTTTTAATTGTTGGATTTTTAGATAGTTTAAGTATTTCAGCATTAATTTTTTTTGGTCTTTCTTTTACATTGTAGTCCGTCATGGTTTTTGGCGGATATTTTTTTACAAGTCGATCTCTTTCGTTTATTGCTTTATTTAAATCAGAAAAATATTGAGCTTTTTCACCTCCTCTTTGAATGTTAACTTGATAAGTAACACCGTTAAATTTTATATGTTTTTGACCTTTAACACTTTTATACTCACCTCTATCAGGATTAACTGGTCTATTTTTACCTTTTTCAATTCCAAACTCTTTAAGTTTTTTATCTCTAAACTTTACAACTTCTTCTAATTTAGTTCCTTTAGGAAAAGTTTTATCAAAACCCCCACCTGCTTCAGTTGTAAATCTATATCTACCATAATCAGTTAATCTTATATTTTTAGAAGATCCATCAGCAAACGGTATTCGTCCACCTTGAGCCATGGCGCTTGGTTGCTCCATTGGACGCGTCAAGTGTTTCATCATTTGTGAATATTCGCTAATTTTCATTACTCTCCTAATAGTTTAGCAATACCACCTAATGAATACATTGTAGTATAAGGTTGACCTTTTTTATTTATATCTTTTACCGCAGGTTTAAGAGGTATTTTCGTTGCAGTAATAGGACCGCCACCTGCTTTTTTAAGTGTTAAAGAATCAGGATCACCGGCTTCTTCAACTATTTCCATTTTAGAAATTTCATCTATGTCTGTTGCATCTGCAGCTGTTCCATCTTGGTCAAACTCTACTTTGTATTCTTCATATTCATCAGATGGTTTTTTGCCTTTTGTAGTTTCATCCATTTGGCCTTTTCTAAAAACCATTTCAGTTCTATCTTCTATAACTTCAACGCTTTCATCTCCATAGCTTCTTCCACCTATTTTATCTTTTGTAATTTTCATATTACCCGTATCTAAATCTTCTATTAATTCATATTCACTACCGTCTTGACCTCTGTAGGTATATTCATTAACTCTTTCTTTGTAACTCGGAGTTGTTCTTTTATTACCCATGAATTTAATTTTTTCCATAAGTTTAAAAAAATATGGTGGTGGTGCTGTTGATCCAGCAGATTTCACAGCCTCAGTTGCAACTGGTGCTGCACCTTTTCCAAATCCTAATAATCCTGTTTTAAGTGCAGCTAATCCTGCAGCTCCTGCACCAGCAACCTTCATAAATTGACGTCTTGCAATATCTGCAAGTTTACCTTTTGAAAAACCTATACGACCACCTTCTGCATAGCCCTCTTTCATTGCTTCTCTTACAGCTTCACCCATGTCGAAACCTTCATCCATTAATTGTCTAACACGTTTAGCAAATTTTGCGTTTGTTGTTTCTTCATCAGCAACACCATTACCCTCTGAAAAACCTATACGACCACCTCCTGCTTTTTCTTCTGGGTCAGGGTCAATGCCTTTACCTTTTTTAAGATCTTCTAGTTGTTGTAATAATTTTCTTAAGTTCTTTTGTCTTTCTTCAATTGTCATCATAATACCTTGAAGACTGTCATCTTCACCATTTCCACCATTTGAAAAACCTATACGACCACCTTCCGCTGCTTCTAATATTGGTCCTGGTCCTGTTCCCATTCTTTGTTCTATATATGGTCTTTGTCTTTTTTCTATTTCTCTATTTTTTAAATATTGTTCATACTCTTTCATAAGCTGCATCATTTTTTCTTTTTGAAATTGTCTAAAGTCTCCACCGTTTTCAAACGGAACTCTTATGTTGTCGTTGTCTTCAGCTAATAAATAATTTAATCCTGTTGATGTAGTTGCTTGACTGTTTGGTGACATCAATCTTGTTCTTGCCATAAGCGCATCTGAGCCATGACCAATGTCAGATAAGTTTGGTTCAACGTCAACCATACCCCCTGTGTAAAATTCTGCTATTCCACCTTTGGCATTTGGTTTTCTATCTGTTACATCATACTCCAAAAGTGTAAGTTGTCTGTTTGTATCTTCATCAATATATTGCTTTAAAATTTTTTTACGTTCTTCATTAGGAAGTTTTGCAATTCTTTCAGCTTCTTCTCTAGTTACCGGAAAATCTCTAATAAATTTTTCTGTTTGAAAACCTTTGGGTGGATCTTTTGAAATATCAAAACCTGGTTTGTTTTTAGTGGTTTGTTTCTGCAAGGATAAATCAGCTTTAAAATTATCATAGCCACTTACAGGAACATCCTGCGCTGCACTTAAAATATCATCTATTTCTTTTTTTCTAGCACTTAATTTTTTGAATTCTCCATAATTAGTACCTGATTCTCCTAACTTCTCTAATTGAATTTTAATTTTATTTCCTTCTTCAGCTAATGCGTTTAGAGCAGCATCATCATATTTAGAAAGATCAATTAATGGTTTTGAAGTGTCTGCACTTTTTATAATTTTATCTGCATCTGCATCATCTAAGTATCTAAACATTCCTGATCGTTCAGAAATTGCTTTAATCATTTGTTCTTGTTCTAATTTAGATGCTTTTTGTATATCTTTCATAGCTTTAGTTACAAAATTTGCATACGTTCTATCTGCGCTTGCTAAAAAACTATCTAAGACGGCATCTTTTTCAGCTTGAGTTACCTCATCGTCTATAGTTTTATATTGAGACATTATACCTTCATCTTTTTTAGGTTTACCATATTGTTTTAATGGATCGTTAGGATTAAAAGGCCGACCTGTATCGTCAACAGGAAGTTTAACTACAGTATCATCAAATACTTCATCTTTAATTTTTATATTTTCAATACCTTGTTTAGGTTTAAAAATATTGTCTATTTGTTTTTGAAACAACTTATTAATCTCGCCAAACTCATTTCTAGCAAACTGCATAATAGCTTCTTTGCTTAATCCTTGATCAGCAAGAGATCTTGCTGCATTTAAAAATTTTATAATAGCATTTGCTTTTGACATTAATAGTACTCTTTTTTCCTAACTGGTTTTTTTTCGTCTTCGTAATCTTCTGGATGAGGTATAAAACCACCTTGCCTGAATCGCATGATCGCCATAGTTGTGCTATCAACTAAGTCATCATGATCGCCATAAGGAAATGACGCGCATTCCTCAATGACTTCTTCTGCATACTTCATATCAGGGGCCCAAATAACTCCTGACTCAAAGAGCGGCGCACAAGAATTGACTCTTACGTGTTTATCATTACCACGGCTCGGTGTAAAGG